GTTTTGAACAATAATTCTTTTAAATACACCATCACCAGTTGCCGTTGGGTATCTTGAAGATGCCGCAGCACCTGCCAAATATCCTGAATCACCTAATTGGAATCTATCTTGATTTGTTCTAAATTCTCTGTAGATATCCCATCCGTCAAATCCACCCGCGAAACATACTGTGTACTTTCTTGAGTAAATGAAGTAATATGGATTTTCTTGAGTTTGTGGGTCTTCTCTAAAATCAGCAACTCCACATTCGAATGCAGTAGTTCCACTATCAACTGATGTATTACCAATTGTAACAACCGTAGCACCTGAGTCCATATGGAAACCTTTACTTAATACATTCCATTTAATTGAATCTGTTGCATTTGCCCAATCTCCAACTGGATTTTGTTTACCTTTATAAGAGAAGAATGATTCATCAACACCATATTGAGCGGTTGAAAATCCTAAGTAAGTTCTTCTTACAATATCTCCACCCGATTCAACTGCATTTGAAACTCCACCTGTAGTTGTACCAAATGGTGGGTTATAAATAACTTCACCAGGGTAATTATATTTCACTTTATATTGAATATAAGGTGATGGATATGTTGAATAATTTTCGTATTCTCTTTGAGTATAACCATAGAATCCACAAGGAATTGCATCTATTGGTGCTTCGTCTGCCATTTCAATCATAATAAACTTTGAAATTAAAGCGTATTCACCATTTGATGAACCAATTTTTTTAGCAACAAAGTTGTTAGATGCTGGGTCCAAATTACAATTTGTGAATTTTTCAATCACAACAGGATTTGCATCCGTATCGAAGAAACTTCTAACCAACACATCAAATGTCATATTATTAAATGATAAGTTAGCAATCGAAACTTTAACTTCTGTATTTGCGGAATCACCATCTGAAATTGAAATAAACTTAAATAAGTTATAAACTTTATTACCTCTTAGCTCAGATACTAAGAAAGGAGTTTCTGGTGATTGATATTTTTCTAAATTCCAAGCAATTGAAGTAGTTGATGTTGTATCTCTTGCTTCAGGTAAATCAATTAAAGTACAATTTAATCCACGAACATAACCTTGGTTGTAACCATAAGCTAATGATGCTGGATAAACTTCTTCAACAAACAATGGAACTTCAAATCTTGATTTACCAAAATTATCAATACCAAGAACTTTTGTAAGGTATTTTGATGATGCTGCCAATAATGAAGTTTCAAATGTGAATACTTCATTTTCTTTAGTAACACCTGAAATTGCAAATGTTGCATATGGTGAAGTTGTTATACCTGAATATTGACCAGTACAAAGTAATGATACATCGGTTAAACCAGTAACTTGATAAACAGGTCCGTGATTTTCACTTGTAGAACTATTAGTGTATAATGAAATACCTCTTGAACGTAAAGTAGCAACAACCATATTGTTGTATTCAGGGTAAGCAGTACCTGAGAAGTTATAAACATTACCCGATACAGTTCCTGTAAAACTTTGTGAAGAACCTGAAGTTAGTGAACTTACAACGTAATCAAATGAATAACCTGAATAACTATCAGCACTATAGTTTTGGAAGTTAGCATAATACCAAGAATCGTTAGAACCAGCACTTAAATCATTTTGTGATAAATCAACTGAATAACAATCATAAGCATTTGTTACAGCACTATATGTTGAAACTAAACTATTATAATCAGTTTCAGGAATAGCACCATATACTATCGCAGTTGTTGCTGATAATGATGGTGTGTCCATAATTGTATCCAAGTAACTATTAAAGTCGTTTGAATATGTTGAAACCGAACCATCAGCTAATCTATATTGTGTGTTGTAATTTGCAGATACTTGTGAAGGTAATGCACCAGAAATAAAAGTTACTGTTCCTCCTGAAGATGTTCCTGTAAAAGTAGCACTCCAAGTAGTACCTGTAGATGGATTTAATCCAATTGTTAATGGGTCAACATTCGCAGTTACGGTTAAAGACCAAGAAGGTCCCGCGTCATAACCCGACAAACCTAATACTCTTGTTACGAATAACTGATTAGATTGTTGAAGATATGATTTAGCAATGTATGCCGCTTCATATTTAGGGATTTGAGTATTAACAAACTTAACTGGTTCTGTTCCACCAAAATAAGCTTGAAACTCGTCATAATTAGTAATGAATACTGGTTCGAAAGCTGGACCTTTTAAAGTCTCACCTACCAAACCTAACGTAGTAACCCCGACACTCTGTGCTACGAACGATAAGTCCGTTTCAGATGTGTATACTCCAGGTGATACGTATACTTTTTGATTTGCTTGTGCTGTTGCCATTATAAATTTTTATATTGCAGATTTATTTTATACATAAATATTCGTAAAAAGAGGAAAAAACTTTACTTTTTAATAACTATTTATAAACGGTATGAAATAATTCTACCTTTTTTCGCCCTATGAAAACAAAGAAAGAAATAAAGAACATTAAAATATCACCAGAATCACACGATATACTTAAAAAGTATTGTGAAAAACGAGGAATTAAGATTTATAAATTTTTAGAAAACTTAATTATAGAAAGGTGTAAAGAGAAGAAAGATATCTACGGAGAAGATTAAACTAATTTGTTTTCGAACAAAATATTTCCTTCTTGTGTGTTATTTGTTTTGGTAACATCAATCCTCAAAGTATCGTTTGTCGTTATCTGAATAATTTGAACATCGGCACCATAATAATCACCATTAATATAAACATCATATGTGTCAATATTATTTGATGAAACAAATGTCATATTTGCTGTGAAATCAATTCTATCGTTCAGTGATGTTGTTCCACTAACATATAGAAAATTAAAATTAAATTCATCAGGATTTTCACTAGAGTTTCTTCTACGACTTCTTGTTGAAGTTTCAACTTCCATTAATTGTGTAACTCTTTGAATTGCGGGTTTAACCTCAAACTCATCTTCATCAATTAAATAACCTAACATCGTAAACTCATAATTTTGAATATAATATTTTCTCGAATCAATTGTCATTTGAGATTCGTCTGAAATATTATTAAGAACGATTGGAACATATTGACCTTTTATAAAGGTATATGCTTGACGAGATGAAAACTTTTGCATAACAACTTTATTCAACTCGTTTAATTCTCTCATTCTATTACAAACAATTTTTACGCTGTAAGTAATATCAACAGGTACTGGCTGTGGGATTGTATAAATGTCCATACCTTGTTCGTTACCATTCCAAGTTGGAACGGAAGCATAATAGAATTGTTTTCTATTTGGTATTGTATACTGTAAAGAGGGGTTGGTTCCATATTTTACTTCGGGGGTTCTAACAACGGTTATAAATGGCGGAGTTGGATTATAATCCATATCCGTAAAAGTCCAAGTTTCTGTATATTGAGACCAGTTCTGAGTTGTTATTAAAATATCAACCATAGGGACAATACTTCCAGCGGTTACAACTTGTAAATCTGTTTTAACAAAATCTAACATACCCCTATCCAAATCGGCATGTAATACTGACTTTGGTAGATAAGTTCCATCTGCGTTAATATATTCTAAAAGTTGTTCTCTTCTAGCAGATAACGTTTTCTTAGGAACCAATGGTAATGTTGGTTTTACAACTTGTTTTGGTAATGCCATTTTATTCTTTTACTACAAATATTTTATTAATTTAATTATAATCCCCTAAACTCATTATCAGATACATAAGTAGCTGTAATGGTACGATAAAACGATTTATAACCTCCATATGTGTGTTTATTATCTGAAACAACTTTTCCGTCATCACTAACGGTATAATATCTAACTCGAGATTCAGTTTCATAATAACCAATATAATCACCCATGAATATTTCAACTCCCAAATCATCCAATTGTTTTTGATAAATTGAAAATTTCATATTACCTGGTTCCAATTGTTCAACTCTTGATGTACCTAAAAATTTATTAGTTGGAGCCAATACTTGAACATATCCTTTAAGTTCAATTGGTGCCATAAATTGAATACCATCTTCAAGAACCTCACCATAAACATCATCTGTTTTGGTCTTGTATCTATCAATACGATATAATACAACGGTAAAGTTCATATCGCCTTCGAGCCATTCGGTTCCCATTTGAACTTCTAACTCAAAATCTTCACCACCGAAGAACTTACCTAACCTTGTTATTGGAACTAATTTCTGCATATAATTGATAAATACTTTATTTTTACTTATATTTATTCCAAACTTTTATTTTATAAATGGAAATAAGTTTAGAATCAAAAGCAATGACGATTCTTGAAACATATGAGGGTGGTAATAACTATCTGTTAGAGTTAAAGAAAAAATCAAAGTTAAATAAGAAATTTTACCCAACTCGAAGTCAATCCGAGTATATCATTAACTTCCACGACAAACAACCAAAGGTTGCGAGAAAGTGGGTTATCTTGGACGCATACTTCGCGCAGAAATTAGCCAACGATAAGTTAATGACCGAAATACCTGAAAAAGTTTGGGTGGAAAAGTTATTGGCAGAAAAAGAAAAGGCGTTTCATATTTGGGGTAAAATAAGAGAAACAGAAGAATTTCACGATTTTTGGTTACCAAAAGCTGCGGTCATAAAAGACAATACAGTTAGAGATGTTGTAATCAATTATGACAAATATTCTAATCGTCCACCACTTGAACATCAAAAAGAAGCTGTCCAAAAATTGGTTGAAAATAAGAAATTTATTTTGGCCGATGATATGGGTTTGGGAAAAACCACATCAACAATCATTGCTGCGTTGGAAGCAAACTCAAAGAAAGTTTTAATTATTTGTCCCGCAACATTAAAGATTAATTGGAAACGAGAAATTGAAAATTATTCTGATAAATCAATTTATATTGCTGAAGGTAAAAATTTTAGTACGGATGCCGATTTTGTTATCATCAACTATGATATTATAAAAAACTTCCACGACCCAAAGAAAAAAGATGATTCGGAAATTCTTAAAGCAAATTTTGATTTGGTTATTGTTGATGAAGCCCATTATATTAAAAACGGACAAGCCCAAAGAACAAAATTAATTAATGATTTGGTTAAAACCGTTGACCGACTTTGGTTATTAACGGGAACTCCAATGACATCAAGACCGATGGATTATTTTAACTTATTAAGTTTGGTGGATAGTCCCGTGTCTAAAAATTGGATGGCATACGCAATTAGGTATTGTCAGGGTTATCAATTCAATGTCGGTGGTAGAAAGGTATGGAACATCACCGGAGCGTCAAACTTGGACGAGTTAAGGGAAAGAACCGCAGCAACAATTTTAAGAAGATTA